GCTTCTTCAGAGCGGCGTTGATCTGCTTCAGCTCGCCGCTGGCGGCAGCATCGCGGATCTCCTGGGCGGCCTCCTTGTTTCCGGCTGTGTCAGCCACCTCAGCCAGGTGCTCGAGCTGGGCCAGCTTGTCGTAGACGGACTTCTGAACCTTCGCCGCCTGCTTGCGGCTGGCGACCTTGGGAGGCTCAGGGGTTTCCTTGGCGGTCGTCGGCGGCTTCGCGGCCTCCTTGGGGGTTTCGCCGGTCACTCGTTCTGACAGGGATCGACGCTTGCGCGGCTTCTTCTTCGGAGGCGTTGGAGCAGTCGGCTCGGCCTCTGGAAGGGCAGGTCCACCTTCCGAGGTCATCGCATCCTCAGCCAGCCTCATGCGCGCTTCTTCTGCGCGGATCTCGCGGAGAGCGTGCTCTGCATTCGTGGTTCCCGAGGCGAGACTGCCGAGCTGCATCGCCAGGAACTCATCCTGTCCGTGGCCCCATAGAGGGGCGATATCTGATGCTTTGGCGTTCGTCATGAACAAGCGCAGTTCACGGGCTCCCGAAGAGTCCCCATGCTGCGCCATGACGATGGCGTCGGCGATGATGCCGTCCACCAGGGGATCTGGGTAGACCGATCGTTTTGCGGCCAGCCCTCCAACGATGTGCCCAAGGGCGTCGGACGTGAAGTCTGGTTGTCCGATCCCTCCCTCAGCCACCAGCTCTTGCCGACCGATCTCGGTGCCGTAGATGTCGCTCGTGATGACCTTGCCATCGAGGCCAACCTGACTGTAGTAGGGGTCGTTCGGGTGAGCCCACACACCGGGAACCGTCTCCCGGAATCCAAGGCGCTCGAATGTCAGCTCGGCGCGGGTTGTCCGCAGCAGGCTCAGGAGGGTCATTGCATCGACTGCCTTGACCGCCTCTTCACCATGCAGGCGCTCGCCTGACACGGGCCTGCCTGCCTCAGCAAGCGCCTTGACATGCTCTGGCGAAAGCTGCAACGCCAGCTCCCCAGAGTCACGACTCATGTGCATGCTGTCTGACCCAGGATGGTTCCATGTCACGCCGCCGTCCATCTCGAGCTTGGGCTCCCAGCGCGACCGCAGCGGAGCGAACGACACTGGAACTGCCCACTCGAACTGAGCCACTACCTGGTTGATCGACTGCTCCACAGCATCCCCGCGCCCTCCTTCGCTCTCCATCCGTTGGCGATCGAGGAGATCCTGCATGGCATCAGGCCGCGGGCGCGTGAAGTCGTTCGTCTCCTGCGGAACGGGGACCGGGCCCTCGTTGTCGCGGGCTTCGATCTGGCGGCGCAGCTCCACATCCTGGCGCTGGCGGTCAGCCTCGACGATTGCATCCGCGTGCTTCTTGATTAGCTCGTTGCGGATGCGCTTCCGCTCCACCATCTGATCAAGCAGGTCTTGGGCCTCCTGGCGGGCAGCTTCGATCTCTGCCGGCGTCTTGCCGTAGATCGGGTCGCCATTGGTCTTGGCGTCTAGCAGATGCTGCTCGAGCGCCGACTTGGTTCCCAGGCTCTTGAGCGCGGTGAGCTTCTTCTGCGTCGCCTCGATGACCGAGGCATCCTTGGCGCTCTCCAACTCGCCGGCCTGACGAGCTTCGTTGAGCTGCTTCTCGAGCACAGCGCGACGGCCAAGGTCCGTGACAGCGCGGTTGCCCTTGCGGCTCAGGGCATCAGCTCGCGCCTGGGCCTCCTCGCGCGTGACGCCTTCCGCCTCGGCGCGCAGCTTCAGCGTGTTCACGTCCGGCCGCAGCTTCTTGAACATCGGCGCCAGCTCGGCAGGCACCGAGTGCTTTAGGACGGCGATACCTGCAACACTTCCGGCCCAAGATGCGGCAAGGCGTGCGCCGGCTTCGGAGTCGCCATCGAGCCAGTCTCCAAAGTCGCTCCAGGTGTGCGGAGTCATCCAGGTGAAGGCCGTGCCCTCGAAAGCTGATGACACCGCATTGGCTGCGACCTTCCGTCCTCCGGCCCCGCCCACGGCCGCGATCATCTCGTCGGCCATCTTGGGGTCGATGACGCCATTCACCAGGTCGTCGTAGACCGACCCGATCGCCTTCGCCTGGGACTTGCTCAGAGTCCCTGTCATGATCTTCTCCGCCAGCTTCTGCCCGGTGGCGGCCAGCGGAGCGACGATCGGCCCCGTCATGAGAGCCATCATCGCTGCGTTGTTCCGTTCATCCTCCTTCGACATCACGTAGCTCTGGGCCACGATGCTGGCGGTCGTGGACATCGTGTCGCTCAGGTAGCGGCCACCCATGGACATGATCTTTTGAGTGCGCGAAGCCTGCGCAGCCCACTCGGGGAGCTTTGCCAGGGCTGACAGGGGCGTCCCTGAGCGCATCGCGGCACCGACAATCCTGGGGTCGATGCCTTCGATGGCGCCTCGCGCCAGGCGCTTTGCGAGGGCCTTCTCCACTGGCTGGATGAAAGGCCGAACCGCGGCTGATCCGCCACGGCCAATCAGAGCCCCTGGACCGGTGGCAAAGCTGGCGATCACGCCGGCAGCTTCACCAAAGGCCGCCGAGCTTCCCAGGCGGGCCTTCAGGAGCTGATCGACGTTGCCGCTAACTGTCTGACCGCCCAGCTCCTCCCGAGAGAAGAACGGGCCGTATACGAGGTCTAGGACGCCAGGGTCTTCGGTGCCGAACGCAGAGGTGAAGGCATCTTTGAGGTCTGCCTGCGTCCGTGTCCACCGCTCTGAGATCGTGCCCGGCTCAAGCACGTTCATCGACCCGGCCAAGGCGGCACTCTTGAGCGCAAAGGTGCCGAGATGCGCCACCGAATCGCCGAGCGCTACGCCAAACTGGTCGAACTGGTAGCGAGCGTTCTGCCAGAAGCCGCGAGCCTCCGCGCCCTTCTCGATCGCAGCGTCACCGAACGCGCTCTGCATCGACTCAAACAAGGCTTGCGCCGGGTCGTGCTCAACGTAGGCGCGCACATCCTCAAGCATGGACTCGCGGGTCGGAGGACCGATCGGCTTCACAGCAGGCTTCACAGCCATCGGCTCCTGCGGCTGCTGGCCCACCGACTTCATCGGGTCTTGCTGGATCTGGCTTTCGGTGTCTTGCGTCAGCGGGTCCATACTAGTTCCTGGTTACGCCCCATGCCCGCCGCAGATCGTCAGGCGTCTGGATGGTCTGGTCACCTCGTCCCCAAGCATTCCTCATCCTCGAGGTAGGATCGGTGCTCATGCCGGGGCCGGCGCTCGGATTGTAGACACCAGGAGCGGTCCCGGCCTCGTTGAACTCGCTGGGATCGCTGGGATCGACGAGCCCCCACTGGTATGCCCATCCGATCATGCGCTGGTCGCCAGACGACAGACCGCGCAGGAACGTCGCCTTGCCGATCTTGATCGCATCCTCGCGGGTCGATGTCGGGTTTGCACTGCCCTCGATCGGCTTGCCAGTCGCTCGATCAATGACATCCTGGCTGGATGCCCACTCACCGAGCTTGGCGAATGCGTCCTCGACCGGCCCCCGCGAGCCGACGAACTTGGCGATCCGCAGCTTGGCCTTGGGTTGCAAGATGCTGATGCTGCTGATGGAGTCGTAGGCATCCTTCTCGCCGGGGGCCATGCCGCCGACGGCCGCCTCAACTTCCTTGGGCGTCGCTGGGCCAGGAGCGGCCGGACCCTGCGTTCCTGGAGCGATCCCATCCCCGGTCTGAGACTTCGCCTGTAACGCACGGATGCGATCCGCGGCCTGGTCGGGATCGAGTCTCCCTGACGCAAGCTCAAGCTGGATCGCACCCAGCTCGAGCGCGCTGTCAGGGTAGTCGCGTGACATGGCTTGAGCCAGCCGACCAACGTGGTTGCCCATGGCTTCACGCCGCGCAGAATCCGTGTAGGCGGCGGCCTTCGACGATCCGCCCTGTCCTGGTCGAGACGGTCCAACCTGGTCGCCCTGCCAGAGCGAGTTGTTTGCCTGCTCGTCGATCCACTGCTGGCGCTGCTCCATGCCCATGTTGGAGGCTGCTTCAGCCTGCGCCTTGCGTTGCGCCTCCTTCAAGGCGATTTCACGGGCCTGCACCTGGACTTCCAGATCCCGGTTCTCGAGACGGCGACGAGTCGTCTCGTCCAAAGAAGCCAGCCGCTCTGCGTTGATCTTCTCGGTGGCGATCCGCTGCTTCGTCAGCTCCATCGTGACCGAGGCCGTGGCCTTGTCATGCTCGAACTGCAACGCCTGTAGGCTATGGCCCATGGATGCCAGGCTGAGGCGCTTGGCATCGTTCTCGAGGTCGGCGGTGTTCTTGCGGTTCTGCTCGTCGGCCTGCTTGCCGGCGAGGTCGGTGCGCCGCGAGTCGTTCTGGATCTGGGCGTCACCTTGGCGGGCTACCCGGTCCTCGGACTTCGCAGCCAGGTCCATGCGGCGGTTCTCGAGTGCCGCATTCTGCTCGTCCTGCCGCGCCTTGTCGGCACGCTGCTCCTCGAACTGGCGGTTCTGTTGGTTGTTCTGGATTCCCTGCTGCACAGAGTCACCGATGTTGTTGACCGCGGCTGTCACGGAGTCGCCGGCATGCTGGTTGATGCCTGCGATCAGTTGCTGCGACTCGAATGTTCTGTCAGCCATTATGCGAAGCCCCCTGGATCCATCGAGCGACCGCGCCGAGCGTCCATTTCGGTGCTCATCATGTTGCCGTAGCCTTCGTCGAACGACGTATCGGCGTATTTGTTGTTCGCGGCACTCGCGGTACCGGCGGCATCGACAGCCAGGCTCGCACCTCCGGTATAGTAGGCGGCAACGAGCTTGACTGCCGTGTTCACGTAGCCGAGCGTCTGCGCCTGCTTCTGCGCGCGGTTCTGCTGCTGAATGGCAAAGTCGCGCGACCCGGCCATCATATCAGCGGGGTCGATCTGGTCCTGGAATGCGGCGTTGGCCCGTTGGCTGTAGAGGCCAGATGCAACCGCACCGTAGCCACCAGGACGAAACGTCTCCGAGGAGCGAACGCCCTGCGCTAGATAGGTCTGCGCGTCGTTTCTACTGGCAGCGTTGTGCTGCGCGGCCACCTCATTCGCGCGCTGCTGGTAGGCAAGCGCTAGACCTGGATCGGGAGGGCCGATCAATCCAATCGGCATTCCCGTGTCAGGATCCCACTGCACCTCGTCAGGTGATCGCTGGTCGTAACCGCTGCGGTCGATTCCCGGCTTGCCTTTGAGGAATCTGAGAAATCGTCCTTGGGTGCCACGGTCGAACGTCTTGACGATCTTGTTGTTGGTGAACTTCTTGAAGAATCCCATGGGCTACTCCAGGTTGACTGTCACGTTGAGGGCGTCAGCGTCCTTCCAGAAGACTACCTCAGATGCGGATGGGCTCGCAGCCTCGTAGTCGATCTGGATGAATACTGGACGACCAACCGTCATCCTTGTTGTTGGGCTTCCCATCGAGAATGGGCGCGCTCTTGGGTCGATGACCTGCACTGGAGCCGTGAGCTGAGTGAACTTCCCGTACTCGTCCTGCTCGCATAGCGAGAGAAACCACCTGCCGTTCACCTTCCGCGTCGGGTTCGTCAGCGAGGTTGAGTACTGGAGCCATGCACGGCCGCTGTCGATCTTGGCATCGGAGGCGTTGAAGATCCAAAGACGGAGCGTCCCTCGAGTGACCGGAGCCGTTGTCGGTATCACAGCCAGAGGAACCATGACGCTGTGCCCGCTGGTTCGGCGAAGCCCCATGGATGTGACAGCCTGTGTCAGGCGTCCGACTCCCCCGATGCTGTCGCGCTGGCGGGCTTCGTAAGCGGAGCGTCTGTCGGAAAACATCAGCCAACCTCCAGCTTCATGTCCTGTAGGAGCACCTGGGCAGGACCGAACAGCTCGAGCTTGACCTGGAACGAGATGCCTTCCACTCGACCGCCATTGAGCCTGGCTGTGCGACCAATCGGCGATTCCTCCGTGAACCCAAGGAAGTCGCCAAAGGCCGCCTTGTGCATCGAACTCTCACGCTTGCGAGAAGCGTCTCCATGCCTCCCGCTCTGGTGAGACTGACGCACGATGGTTGCCTTGACCCATGCCGGAAGCGCAAGAGCCGAAGGGAGGCCATTGCAGATGCGCGAGGCAAGCTGGAACTTCAGACCTACCGCGTCCAATGTCGCGTTGGAGTTCCCCTTCGGATCTACGAAGGCAGTCTCGATCCTCATCGTTCGGCACCCGATCGCCACGCGACTTCCCGCTGGCCAGGAACCTGGAGTATCCAGCTCGATCGTCACCGACGCGAATGATGCCAGGGTCGCATCGTGGTAGAGCTGTCCTGTGGTTGGGTCGTAGATGCACACTCGCATGCCGACCCGCAAGTAGCTGCCATTGCCACCCCGGTTGGTGTTCGCGGTGCCTACATAGAGTCCCGAACCGAGCACGCCGTCGATGTGGACCGTCGTGGTGTCCTGCCCAGCGAGCGTCACGGGGCAAACTGCCGGCTCCTGGTTGTCCTCGCCGAAATGGTCGTCGAGAACGTAGGCACGTTTGTCTGCCGCAAGGAACGCGGGGCGCGATCTCCCGTCAGAGCACAGTGCCGATGTCATGCCAAGGATCTCGAGCCCTGCCGGCGGCTTCCATTCGCTCCAGGCGCCATTGGCCGTCGATAGACAGAGCACCGTGTCACATGGGAACCGGCTTTTGGCCTTGTCGGTCGCTGTGTCCCACGTCTTGCTTGCACCCTGGTAGGTGATTGCCACGGACTTGCTCTCGAGCACGCCGATGTAGACGAGGCCGCGGCTCTCGTCGTAGTGCGCCCAGCTATGCCGCATCATTCCCCGGCTGTCACGCTGGAAGCGCGCTGTGCTGCCACGGAACCACTTCTCGAGCAGGTAGCCAGCCCAGCCAACCTGGCCGTTGAACTCGCAGGGGCCGCGGTCCGAGATCCAGAGCGTTGCGTTGTCGTGCTCGACCACCGCGTTCGGAGCAATGCAGCCGAACTGGCTGCTGGCGAGGATCGGGAACGACCCGGCGGGGCCCTGGTTCCATGACAGCGTGTAGGTCTGCTGCTGTGTCATGATCAGCGCGACACCGCGGAACTCGCCTCCGGCAACCGTCTCCTCGTCCTTGTTAGCATCCACGATCTGGAGGCCGTATGAGAGCTGCACCGATGGCAGGCCAGGTTCGCCAATCTGGATCTGCCCACGCGGCAAGATCAGCCAGGCGTTCTTGAAGCTCTCAACTCGCTGGCCGTCCCAGCGGTGCGGGTTCTCAGTGATGCGCCAGCGAATGTGGTGGCGAAGCTGGCCGGATCCTGCGGGAGCAGCGTCAATCAGTGATGCCCCGATGGCGTGCGCGTTGACCAAGCGCTCGAGGGTCGCAATCTCGAACGGGAATGGCCACAAGCTCTGACCCCAAATCTGGCAACCGCCATAGGAGCTAGGGATCGTCCGACTTCCAACAAACCCCCATTCCTCGCGCCATGCGCCCTGAACGGTTGTCCGTCGAATCGTGAACTCCTTGGGATTGTTGTGCTCCCCGGCAGATCCGTCGTACATGTCCGAACCAGATCCAGACAGCAGCTCCTGCCGAGATCCAGTGTCGCCAATGTGACCTCCGCTGATGCGGACTCCGCGAACGACCTTCAACCAGGATGCACCCCGCGGCATGCTTCGGAACTCTGGAAGCTCGACATCTGGGTTGTAGAGCGCGGGCGTCGATGCCAATGCTGCCGGCAGAGGGTAGATCCAGAACATCTGGATGCTTGCGCTGGCTCCCGTCGTCGGATCAAGCCCGTACTCCGATGACGCGCTGGCGTTCACGTCGTAGACGTTCGGCCCGGAAAACAGGGCCGCATTGTCGTTGGCCTGCACGGTGGCAACGTGCTGTAGCGCGTTCTCCCCGTTCTTCGTCATGTAGATCATGATCGAAAGGGCCATGGTTTCGCAGAGCGCATAGCCAGGGTGCATCACCATCACGCTGATGTTCAGCGAGTTCCCTGCTCCAACAGCTCGGCTGAACTCCCAGGGCTCAGAGAGCTGCCCGACTTCGCCAGTGGCCTCATCTCGGTAGGCACATGCGATCTTGAAGTCTCCTGACACAGCGCCTGGAGCGAACCCAAGCAGGTCGGCGCGAACCGAAACGAGTCCGGTCCCATCTGTCTGGTTTGGGGCGCCCAAGATGGCCTTGGGAACACCAAGGCTACGCGGACGAGCTTCTGGCGTGTTGTATCCAACGGCTGCTCCGACGCGAGGCAGTGACACGGAGCTTGCCGCTGGGATTACGCACGGAACCTGGAACAGGCATCCATAGCCAGGGACTGCAAATAGGATCCTGTCTCCTGCAACTTGCGGAACGAACCTGTATGGCGCAGACAGCGTTCGCCTTCGTGGAACACCGTAGATGCGGTTGTTCGCTGGGTAGGACGTTGCGAATACGGCTGGTCGGTGCCCCTCAACGCGAGTCAGGATCCCTGCGCCGAACGACTTGTCGCCGTAGTCACGCTGCCGATTTGCAACATACGAAGGATACACCTTCTGGACCGGATCGCCGTCCAGGTTGAATGCGTCCTCGATCCAGTAGGCAGTGATCGAATCATCGTCGAGCACTGAGTTGTTGCCGATTTCGCCATACTCCATGCGACCAGCCGTTCCGAAGTCGCCAGAGTTGTTTCCTCGGCATCGGCCAACATCCACGCTCATCACGCCGACGCTGGCGGCTGCAACCAGCGTCTCAAGCGTGACCTTGCGCGTTGCAGCATCGACGCCGATTACCATGTGAGCGCGTCGTGACAGAGCCGCTGCGTCGGCTGCATCGGCAGGGTTGTCCGAGATGACATCGCCGATCCAAAATGGAAACCCGACCGCAGGGGTATTCGGTCCAGCCGCAAACAAGACGCCAGGATCTGGCGTGAGAACGATCACCGCCTGTCCACTTCCATCGCGCTCCCAGCTCGTCATCTTGCTGATGACGGAATGGGTAGCGGTGAGGTCCATGATCGGCTCTACGCGGATCCCCGATTCACCAAGGATCAGATGCCTGTCACGGACTCGTCCGATCCAGTGGACGTGCTTTGGTTCAGCCCAGACGTACTCCTCATCGACAACTCCGATCGTGGCTGGAGCTCCAACCGTCGGGGCCTCCGTGTCGAAAGGCACGCGCTCACGAAGCACGTTCGTCTGAGTTGTAGCGCCGGCAACTGGACGCCGGCTATCGCTCACCAGGGTCTTGTAACCATCGGCGCCAACGGCCCCATCGGCAGGGTTCAAGATGCACTTCCATCCTGGGAAGGTGCGGATTTCTCGGCCTGACACGTAACCGCCCTCGATCAGCGTGAAGTCTCGGCGGTTGCCCTCCTCAGTGCTAACGCCCTGCTCTCCGTTCCATGCAGGACCACGCCATGGCATCAGTGAGATGTTGTAGTCCATCAGTTCTGCCAGGGATAAAATGGGTTTCCGAACTGACCAAGGAATCCGTTGTTGCCCATGCGGCGCCGGCCTCCATTCAGACGCTGACGACGCTGGCGGTCCACCTTGTTGGCATGGATCGAAACTAGTCCGAGCAGGCGTGCCTCCTCGACGCGCAGCTTGCTTTCCAACGTCGCGTTGCCAGCAGACACCGTGACTCGGCGAGCAGCAGCAATCTTCACCGCCTCGATGTACTCGGCTGGAATCAGCGGCTTCTCGTCGTCAGCCATCATCTTGTTCGGCACGTACATGTGGTGCAGGTCCACAAGCTCTTGCACGTAGTTCAGCGTGATGATCTGCACTCGCCCGCCATCAGCGTGCCCAACCATGCTCCAGTCGTAGGTCGTCCATGGCGCGGTCGCTGGACGGATCTCGAGGAGGCGTGTCACAACGCGCGGCAACGCAACTGGTGTCAGGGGATTGGAGACGAGCGTGATGCGGTTGATCTGCCGCAGCCACCAGCAGGTATCGGCGACATAGTTGATCAGGTCCAGGTATGCCTCGTTGATCGCCTCTGTGATCACCTCATCGCTCTGCCCTGTGTCTGCGGTGTTCCGTTCCGTGACACGGCGAACCTGCGCGCGAAGCTCGGCGAGCGTAGGAACGTTGTCCATCGGCAGCGAAATGGACGTGCGAGCGCGGATCGCCAAGAGCGCTGCGAAGTCAGCATTGGCCAGGCTGATGATTCCCAGCGTTCCGTAGTGGGGATCGTTGGTCGTCAGCTTCTGGAACGAGTTCGTGTCATAGGTTGCGAAGTAGGGGTCGTCAGCCTGCCGACTATCCAGAACGGCATTGATCACCGCGGCGTTGGATGATCCCCATGGGTGGTCGGTGATCTTGGCCCACACAAACGGGGTCTGCGCTTCCGATGCAATGGCGATCCCGAGCGAGTAGATCAGCGATCGAACCCAGTCGATGAAGGCTGGACAGTTGGTGCCCCACATCTCGCGCATGTACGTCGAGATCGCATCCGTCTCTCCCTGCTTCATCGTGACAAGGATGATCTTGAGCGTGTTCCCTTCTGCCTCGGTTGCGATCTTCGCCGCAGTGAGAACCTTGACGAGGCGCGCAGCCAGAGCGTCCTGGTCAGATGGTGACCAGTTCGTATGCAGGCGTCCGTCGAACCATCCCCATTTCCCGAACGAGGCATAGAGGGCGTTCGTTTCCTGCTGCTGTAGGGATGTCGATGCGACGGCGCACTGGATCACGTTCACACGCTTCTTGAGCCATCCCTGCATCCTTCTGGCGAGATCGACAACGCTGTTGACAGTTCCTGGGTAGGAAGGGATCACTACGCCGGCAAAGTCGTCGTAGATCGGGCCGTGCGGGACGCAGAAGTGATTCGGATACTTGAACCCGACCGGGGCCTGGTTCGAGAGCCGCGGGACCGCAGTGTTGGTCCCCTCGAGTACTGTCCACGGAAGCCACATGCAGTACGACGAGTAGTCGTAGCTGGCGAATGGCGCTGGAGCTGGTCCAGCCGGAAGAGTTCCTGGAAGCGATGGCGGGTTGTAGAACGTCAGGAACCGAATCGTCTCGATCGCATACCCGTAGTACACCCCTAGCAGGGGATCCGGGGTCAGCGTAGAGAAGTTCATCTCAGGGATCAGCGCCAGATACTCACTGAGCGGCGCCGTCGGCTCGGCATTGCTCTGGCCGAGAGAGAGGATTGCGTATTCGATGCCCATCAGGAAGTTCCCCAGTACAGGCCCTCACGCTGCATCAGCTCCTTGGCCTTTTGCAGGTAGTCCTGGCCGTATTGACGCTTCAACGAAAACAGCAATGCGGAGGGGATCGCGCCGACCCGCTGCGGGTTGTCACGGCCCTTCAGGCTGATTTTGTTCTCGCGCTGGGCTCGGATGTCAGCCTGGCGCATTTGCTCGATCCTGGACCGAGTGTGGGCCTCCTGCTGGGCAACGTCTCGTCCCTGCGAATGGCCAACCATGTTGTAGTAGCCAAACTTCCCTGGATCGAGCGTGTGCCGTCGGTCGGCAACTACCACGTCAACGTGCTCGACAACCCCAATGGGATGGAGCTGGTGCCCGTGACACGTCGCGGCCGATGGGCCGCTGACAGCCTTGTGACACAGACAGCACCAGAATCGCTCGACCATGGGTGGCGATGCTACCCATGGTCGAGGCTAGGCGCTAGATCACGGGACCAGGTTGGTCGCGCCGCAGATCCCGAACAGGTTCTGGCAGCTCAGACCCTTCTGGGCCACGAGCATGCCAAGTGCGTAGTCGCCGTCCGTCGAGAGCGGCTTGTACGACAGGCCCTGCATGGTCTGGATCTTGAACTTCGACGGCATCACCGACAGGATCGTCTCATCGACGTAGACCGTGCCGTTGTTGGCCGCCGAGATCGTGCCACGGAGGTTGTCCGAGGCGGCCTCGGTCGTCGGCCGGGCGAACGTGGTGTTGTCGTAGACGATCGACGCCCCCTCGATGCCGAGGTAGCGGTCGGGCACCAGGAACAGCGTCCCGTTCGCAGGGGTCGTGATGACCGTCACGATGTCCTCGATCGCCTGGTCGCGGGCGGGGATCTCGCGCTCGTTGATGACGCCACGGCCCGGCACGAAGTTGAAGTCCGCGAAGGAGTTCATCATCTTCGGACCGCACATCAGCATCGCGCCATCGCTGTCATGGCCAAGCGTCCAGGCCGGGCCGATGATCTGGTTGTAGAGCAGGTCGCGGCTGAGTGGGGTGCCACCAGCGTTGTAGAAGCTCGTCCAGTAGGTCTTCTTGATGCCCTGAAGACCATCGCCAACCACGGTCGGGACCGCGCTGGTGGCGTGGCGCCGCTCGAGGCCGGTCCAGGCCGCCCAGGAGATGAGGCCCTGCGTGCGGGGCTTTGGACCGGCAGGCGTGCCGGCCGCGCCCGTCAGATCCTCGGTGCCCTGCGAGAAGTGCAGGATGCGCTCCCAGATGTCCATGTGGCGCACCAGGAGGTTGTCGAGGCCGTAGTCGGCGGCATCGGTGACGCCGTACAGCTTGATCTGCTGCGACTCGCGTGACACGGCCAGGCCCTCGTGGAAGGTCTGGAGCCGCGTGAACAAGCGATCCGGGTACTTGGCCGCAGCAACCGTGGTCGCCTGGCCAGCCTGGAGCGCGAAGTTCGTCAGCGTCGTCGCCGATGCGCTGCGGTCGATGTCGTGGTAGTCGATCATCTCGGTCGGCTTGACGGAATCCGTCATGGGCTGATCGAAGATCGCATGCATCACGGCAACAGCCGGGTGCATGTTGTTGAGCATGTCGTGAACGGACTCAGCTTCGGCGCCTGCGCCAGAGTTGGCGAAGCCACCGACGCTGGCGGAGCCAGTGCGAAGGTATTGGTTGGATGGTGCGGTCATTTCTTCTCGAACTGCGCCCGTGCTTGACCCTGGATGATCTCCGAGGCGAACTTCAGCGCGAGACTTTGCCGGCTGTGCAAGTTGCCGCGGGCTGCCGCGAGCTTGTCTGCACGAGTCGGTTCAGGCTGGGGCTTCGGTCGCCCCGAGGATGGAGGAGCCGCGTGGTGGGCTTTTGGATCGAACCCGCGGACATCCTTCCCAAACGCTGCCGGGTTGCGCAAGCGCGCCAGAGCCAGTGCATCGGACAGGTCGTTGCCCTTCTGCATGTAACTGCGAACCAGCGAGGCTGCATCCTCGCTGACGTGCAGATTCGCCATGATCTCGAGACGAGCAGTGCGCTCATGATCGACAGATGGCGTGCTCTGACGAGTCTGCTCACCTTGCGGCGATTGGGACTCGGGCTCCTCGCTCTCGGCTGCCTCTGGGGCCTCCGGCTCAGGAGGGGGAGGAGGCTTCTGCTTTTCGGCTGCAAGTTGCGTCCGAAGCGTGGCCAGCTCTGCCTCCGCGGCCTTCATGCGCTCGTTGACAGCGTTGAAGCGGGGAAGTGGGATGGAGCCTTTCGGCTCCTGCTGCGCAACTGGCGGCGTTGCTTCTGGTTGATCGCCCATAGTGTTTGTTCGAGCCTAACGTGCCTCGTCACGAGTTCGCGCGGGGGCGTTCTGTCAGGTGCGCGACCCTGACAGGCTGTGTCAGCCGGCTTACTTGCCGGCTTGCTTGCTACCGGCGCGGGTCGATCCGCTGTGTACCGGCTGCAAGTTCTGCCCCTTCGGGCTCGCGGTCTTGCCACTGGTCACCGATGCGAGCGTCGCATCGCGCTGACCCTTGGTCTGCTGGGCTGGTCCCTTGGTCTTCATGGGTTCTCCTGAACTTGGTTGCGGAATAGACCTGCATCTTGCATCTCTTCCACCGTCTTTTGCAAGCCCCTTGCCTCTGCTTCCAGGGCAGCAAGAAGCGCAGGATTGGCGCTGTTGACCGCTCGTAGCGTCGAGAGGGTCTGAATGACGCCTCGCTCGAAGCTAACGTCACAGTCCATGTTTGTGGCCAGGATCTCCAGGTGCGAGGCCCGGTGACGCTCGATGGTTTCCCGGTACATCTTCCAGCCCTCGTCCTCCGCAAGGCGGATCGCAACCTTGACGTGTGCGATCTGGAGGAGTTTGTCAGCCAGGATCAATCGAGGATCGCGGCGGACCTGGCGTCGCGTGTCAACTTCCATTGTTGGCATCCGTGATCGGCCCCTGACGACCGGACTTGGCTACCTGCTGATTGGTGCCGTCGCCGTTGGTTTTCCTGGTGCCGCGCTCGAGTCCACCAGCCGGAGGAGCCTCCTGTGCAGCGGGCCCCTTGGCAAGCGCCTGCATAGCCGCCTGCCTCTCCATGGCCTTCTGCTGTGCAGCCTTGCGCATCTTCTGTTCGTGGTGACCCTTGTAGTGCTCGAACGCCGCCTTGCGGGCTGGCTCTGGATTGTTCTCGTCCTCGACAAAGGCGCGGATCCCATCCTCTTCCATGATCGCAAGGTGCGCGTCATCGTCGTCGAGCGGATGGACTGGAACGCGCTGGCCAACAACCAGTTTGCGGTTCTCGAGGCGCTGGTCTGACATCGAGTCGAAGTCCTGCGGATCACGTAGGATCTCGTCCTCGCTGTCCTCACCGACCACGGCCTGATAGACCTGCTTGGTCAGCTCGGCCATGTTGAACATCTGCGGGTTCTCCTGGATCATCGGACCCATGACCTGGAGGAAGGTCAGCAGGTTGGTGCCACGCAGGCCGTATGCCTGAATCCGCGTCACGCCGTAGAACGTGAAGTCCACCGGACCAAGCAGCTCGCTCGGGCTCATGGTGTACTCGTTCGTCCCGAGCAGCTTCGCCCAGCGCGTGTTGAGCACGCGGAACTTGGTCTTGTCGGTCATGAACTGCTGATTGTTCGCGTGCATGATCATCAGCAGCGATGTCATGCCGTCGTCAACCGAGCGGATCAGGCCGAGCAGCCGGCGGTTGCTTTCTTCGATCTTGCGGCGGACTTCCGTGGCTGTGCTGTCACCGCCGGCACCGCTCTCGCTTCCTTGCCACAGGCGCGTGACGCCAGTGATCTCCTCCATGTCACGCCGCATGATGGAGTCCATGAACGGCGCCGCGCCGAAGGTGTTTGGCACCGGGGCGAACGCGATCTCGCCAACGTCCTTGCCGATCCAGCCAGGCGGCATGTCGAACATGCTGTTGGGTAGATCGACGGCTGGACCCTTGGTGAATGCACGCGGCCCGATCGTCAGGTCCGCTGCCTCGTAGAGCGTGCCGCGGAAATGGTCGATCTCGTCCTGCACGCGGAGCGCTGGGTCGTAAAGGCCAACGTCGAAGAACTCGAATCCGTTGTCGGAGTAGCGAGCGACGGCATATGGCAGGTGCTTGTCGTCGTGGAAGTTCTCCTGGAGTCGTAGCACGACGCTGTTGTCATAGACGGTGATGACCGTCTTGCGCATGTCAGCGGGCTGCCCCATCGGAGCCCAATTGAACCAACACCACAGCTCGCCAAGCTCGCCAAACTGCGAGGTGCCCTTGGGCGTCTTCGAGTCCTCTGCGGTTGAGTTCTTGAGGCCGGACCTGGCCGCCGATGACTGTCGAGCGCGGATGTTGTTCTGCGCATCGGTCGAAGTGCGCTCAAGTAGCTTGTCGCGGTTCTTGTAGCGATCGTCGTCGATGATCTCGTGCAGTGGCGTGTCACGGATGTCGCCGATGTAGGCCAGGTCTTGCAAGTCCCACCGTTGCGCGTCCAGGATCAAGCGCGCCGGATCGACGAGGCGAATGCGGTTGCCGACGAAGGTGCATACGTCACGCCATTGGCGCTTGTGGACCTCGACCGTCTTTCCATCCTTCACCACCGTTTCGATCCAGTGGTATGGGATGCGCTCCTTCTTGACCTCCCAGGTCACCTTCCAGCAGCCGACTTGGTACTTGCAGATCGAGCTAACGAACGGCGCCATCAGCGTGCGGAAGCGGTTCTGGTCGAGCTGGAAGCTCAACTGTGCTGTCAGCGCCGTGTCGCGCATGCGGTCCATCCTGTCACGGCCCTTGGCCGCGAAGAATGACTGCCCGTTGCCGAAGAACGCCTCGACGATACGGGGGACGAGGGCGCGGTGAGCCTTCAGCAGCTCTGGGACGTGGACATCGCGGTTGCTGTTCTTGCGCAGCGAGTTGGCTCGAAACAGGTAGTCGATCCACAACCAGTTGTCACGGATGTTGGCTGTGTCGTTCTCCCACGTCGTCTTGGCGTCGAGGTAGAGTTGCAAAGCCCTGCCGGCCAGCTCCTCGTCATCGGCGAAGTTCTCGTATGGAACCTGCTGATCCTCCAGAACGTCAGCCTCGGCCGCGGTCAGGTCGGGCCATGCCTCGACATCAATGACCGTTTCGGTGACCGCCCCGCCGTCTGGAAGTGGCTTCATGGATTAGCCGTTGTACGCAGATCCGCCAGTGATCGGCGGAGCCCAGAGCTGCTTGTTTGCCGGAACAAACAACCCGTCGATCGAGAGCGACAGGTATCCAGTGCCTGCCGCAAACGCCGTGGCCAGGTTGACATCCGCGCCATCGGCCGCATTCCTGCACACGAGCATCAGGGATGCAGCCCGGTCAGCCGCTGGGACACCCTCGCGGCAAGGCGTTGGGATCCCTTGCGGGATCACGATGTCTTGAGCGATCACGGTCGTTGCCGGCAGGTACCATTGCCGGATCACTCGGCGAACTGCGGTAGCCCCTGGGTCTTCCACTGACACGAGCTTCAAGACCACGGCGATCGAAGCATAGGCCATGATGTGGATCGACGAGATCACCACACGATTGGCCTGCTCGTACACCCGGCCTGCTCCGTTGCCTGTGTCCATCTTCGGTAGGACCGGCGCCGTGACCAGGTTTGCGGTCGCTGCTGCCGGAGCAGTGTCAACCGCGTTGTAGTTGAGGCTCCTCGAGAAGTGGGAGCCAGCCGATCGCAGGTCGTTCATCAGACGGCCCCCGATGGCTGGATCTGGTAGTTGCTGATCGCTGACTTGTACCCCTGCGGCTCGTACCGCAGTTGCAGTGAGATCGAGAAGCTGGTCGGTTCGATGTAGACATCTGGACCAACCGTTCCCTGGCGCGTCAGGTAGCCGATGCCGGCAGAATCTCCGAGCACGATCTCCACGTCCTTGTGCTGGTAGTTCACCGACAGGGGAACTGTCGCGCTCCGGCGCATACGCCATGAGGGAAGGATCGGATTGAAGCTACCCTGGTTGATCACCTCGAACTCGTCGAGGTTCGCAGGAGCTGTCGTGAAGGTTGCCGTTGTGATGGTGCCCGCGGCATTCGCGGAGATCAACCGAACCTTGCCAGCGTTCACGCCAGTCTTGTAGCGAAGCAGCATGCCAACGTAGGCGTTCACAACGAGGCCGCCACCAGAGACGGAGCAGACTGTTGCGGATACCCCGGTGTTCACGCCGGTCAGGGCAACAGGGCTCGAGTTCCCGTCAGCGTCAGCGATCATCAGTCCGACGTTGGCGATGTTCGTCGCGGTGCCGGTGCTGAGATACGCACTGAAGTTGGCGTGCTCGATGACGATGACCTGGCCTCGGCGAGGCTTGGCCAGCCAGCCATAGCCATTGACGGAGCGGATGACCTTCGGGCAGAAGTTGACGCGCTGCTTGTTCCAGTCGCGGTAAACGGCGATGTAGCTCATGCTGGTGCTCCCGTGAGATTGACGAAGGTGTGCCCGGTCGCGCTGCGGACTTCGCATCCGGCAACGACAGAGAGCTTGTTATCGAAGTCTGATGTCGGAGCGCCTGCACCGCCAGACGCGGTTGCTTCGGCGTAGAACCAGAGCGCCTTGTTCTGCGGGACGGGGATGTTGAGATCCGTGAGCCATTGCTCCGCGCGGAATCCAGGCACCGCAACCGCCGATACCCATTCGTGCATCGGGTTGATGATCTGGATCGTGTCCGCTGCGGCTGGGGCACCAGAGAATGCAACGCCTACCGTGATGGTGGTTGTGGTGTTCGCCGTGATCTGACGAACCTCAGCGCGGCGATTGCCGGTGATGATGACGACCATCATCCCCACGTGGGCATTGGCCACCAAGGTTGGGCTCGTGACGTTGAGCACTGTCGTCGAGCTCCCGCCCGCGATCACAACGGACCCAACATCGCTGTAGCCCACGCCAACGCGATAGTGGTTTGTTGCGCCGATTGCAGATCCGATGCAAAGGGTGCGAAGCACCATCATCTTGTCGGCGCCAGGAGCCGGAATCAGCTCGCCGTTGGTGATGTAGTTCTCGAGGCCAAGGCCGACGGCTGCGAGATAGACGATCCTGCTTCCCCATGCGCCCGGAACGACTCCCTGTGAGAACGCGGAATTGCGCTCTACATAGCGTAGACCTGGGAGCATCATCTCGAGCGTGTCTTCGCCGCCCGATGACACAGCCATGACGTAGTAGCCGAGTGTGTTGTTCGCCTCGAACTGGTTCGGCCCACCGGGAACGATCGCCGGCTCGGTGAACACTGGCTGGTTCACGTACCCGAAATGCGGAATCGAGTCGCTGTGATTCAACCCTCCGCCCAGGGTGATCATCGAGAAGTGCAGCTCATCACCTGCCGTGCCAGCGTAGTTCGAGCATCGCAGGACGAGTGCTTGCGGCGCAGCCACCTGCGTCCCCATCCCGATCATGTCGATGCGGTCGATCACCATCAGTTGGCCCCGTCGCCCAACTGCAAGGTTCTGCTTGACCGTTGCATCCGCGAACGCTCCGGCAGGATTGTGAGTGTCGGTCAGCGGAGAGAGGCGGAATCCGCCACGAGCGAATGATTTTGCGCCTGGAAGCTCGGGCTTGGTCGTGATGGTCATGCTACTGGTTCCTTGATCGACGGAAGAGAGATGAGAGTGCGCTGCGCTGACTCGATGGCCTGAGCGATCTGTGTCAGGACAGCAGGCTCAACCGGCCGCTTGTCGTATGCAGCCTGGCCGCAACGCTTCTTCGTCTGGTCGAGCGTGTTGAGGATCTGGCGGAGCTGCTGGTCGGAAATCTGCTTCATGGTTAGCCGGGTGGTCTGCCAAGGGCCCTGATCCAATCCTGACGCGCCGTGACACGACTGTCAATCCAGGGTTCGGTGATCTGGTCGTGCCGGAACTTCGGGATCCGCATTCCGCCCATCTGGGTTTGGGGCCGGCGAACGTAGCAGGCCGGCGACTTGTCGTGGAAGTAGTGCTCCACGTCGGCGAGCGCATCGGCGATGTCCTTCATCGCGTAGTACGGAAACTGCGCGAACTGCTCCACCAGCTCGCCGCCGGGAAGTCGCTGCTGCGTGTTGGTGTCGAGGAATCCGGTTGGATCCCACAGCGACTTCAGACGTTGGCCGTCGCGGTAGGTGCGCGGGAATGTGTCCACCACATAGAGATCCTTCGCGCGCATCTTCGGCTGTAGGCGTCGGATGCGATCATCCTTGCTGCGCTCACCACCGCCTCGAGGGATCTCTCGAATGTTCAGTCTCACGCCGCGGCGACGGGCCTCCGTCTCGATCCAACCTTGCAGCATCATGGCCATGGTCACGCGCTCGATCGTCCAGCCGGTCATCATCGTCAAGGCCGACCACTTGTGATGCAGCGAGAATAGCTCGTCTACGTACTGCCCTGGCTCGACTTTACCGACGAAGGCATCCAACAGGTACATCCGTCGCGCGGCATCGAGCCCTACCACCAGCGCCACCGAGTAGCAGGCGCCCTGCGCCTTGCTGAGGGCTGAGTCCGTGACGATCCAGGTCGTCAGATTCGCCATCTCGGGTTCCCACGGGATCGGCTGGAACCACTCGCGCTTGAAGGTCTGTGACAGCCCTGACACATGGCGATTCAGGTACTGCGAGCAGAACTCCTCGAAGTCCATGCCACCGAGCTGCTGCTCGAGGTACGCCTTGGTGAGGTGCGGGAACATCGGCTTCTCGCCGGTCAACTTGAACAGGCCGTCCGATCCTTCAGCGATCTCGAAGCCAGTGCCCATGACGAGCTTGTTCCATCCCGGCAAGCTGTCGATGTACGAGTAGACATCGCCGGGGTTGTAGCGCGTCCCTGTCACGATGATCTTGGCGCCTGGCACGCGCAGCGGCATGACCAGGTGAATCAGCATCTTGGCCAGGTCAAGCTGGGCCTGAGTGCGGCAGTTGCGCCAGTCGATGATGTCGTCGAGGTAGATCCGGTTGTAGTGGCCGCCGGTCGGCAGCCGCTTCAGCGAGCCGATGCGGAAACTAGGATCTGCCCGCGAAGCGTCGTTCCTGGTCGAGAGCGTCCACTCATCGACAGTCCACGGGTACCCCTTCAGCGGCTGGCCAAACCATGCCTCGATGTTGGGGTTGAACTCGAACGTGTCACGGATCGAGATCGACCATTTGCGCACCTGCGCTGTGGTCCCCGACATGAACAACGTCGCATCATCAGGGTGTGCGAGGAAGTTGCGTACGCAGTCGGCCTTGACCGTGGACGACTTCAGGCCGCCGCGCGGCGCCAGGAGCATGCATAGCTGCTTGTCGGGGTCGGCGACAAACTCGGTCATCGTGGTGTATGGAGGC